GCTTTCGCCTCCTGCGGCTGATTCACCGCCTTTTGCAGCACCTGAATGCACGCCAGCAGCGCGTTCAGGTTGCCTGCGCCGCGCGTTTCCACCGTGGACAGCGCATCAATGACGGCTTGCACGGTTTTTTTGCTGATGGTGATGGTTTCCATAGGCTTCCCCTTCCTTATTCCGACGCGCTCGCGCCAAGATAGCTGATTTCCTTCGTGCTGTAATGCCCGCCCGCGAAGACCTGCACGTTCGTCAGCACGTTGATGGTGTTTTCACCGCCCTCCGGCGTGGCGTAGGTGATGGTCTGCGACGTTTTGGAGACGCGCAGGGCGTCGCTGATGCCCGTCACGACCGTTTGCTTCTGCCATCCGACGGTGCTCTTACCGAGGATGAGCACGTTGGCGGTTAATGCGTCCACCGAAGCGATACCTGCACTCAAGGTGCCGGTGTTCAGTATGCCAACGTCCACCGTCAGACCTTTCAGCCATGTAACATCCGCTTTCATGGCGGAAAGCTCCGTTGCCGTCACATACCCTTCCAAATCAATGCACTGCGCGCTGATTTTGACCGCGCCCGCCGTCTGGTTGATGGTGGAGACAAGGTCGTCTTTGCTGACTTTCGAGGTCAGTTCCCCGGTAACGCTATTCAATGTGAGCTGCACGGTGTTGATGGCTTTCGTGTTGTCGTCCACCTTCGTCGTGTAGGCATCAATCACGCCGTCAAACAGCAGCAGGTGCGTGTTCTGGTCGCTGACAATCTGCCGCAGGTACTCCACCGACGTGTCTACGACCTCCACCGCTTTGCTGGTCGCGGCGGTGGTGCTTGCCATGCCCGTTTCCGGCGTGCCGAACGTGTACTCGGATTGGTCAGGGTTCACGAGGTCAAGCGAAATCGCCGTGCAGGTGTATTCCGCGTCAATCCCGTGGGGTGGGGAGACGACGCGCACCTTGTCGCCGACGCGGAACGATTCCGCATTCACATCCAACAGGTGCAGGTCTACCGCGCTGATGGTGATGGTGATTGTCTCTTTCAGGCGCTTGTGCAGGTTCTCCTTAGCCATTTCCAGCAGGGTACTCGCGTCCTTCGTGTCGAACTCCGTCACGCCCCAGATGCGCCCGTAGAGGGCGATTCCGGCGGCGTCCTCGATGTAGTCCTTGCCGTCATTGACGCTCTTGATGGTGATCTGGCTGCCGCTCTGCCCGGCGTAGGGAATCAGGCACGTCACAACCTCCGACGCGGAGACGTACTCGGACAAGTCCAGCAGATTCTCCCCAAAGCGGATGACTTGCCCGCATGATGTGCCGCTCTCCTTCGTCCAGTCCAGATAGCGTGTTTCGCCGTCGTAGCGGACGCGCAGGAAGCCGCCGTGGATGTCAATCAGGTTGTCGCTGATTTCGTCCCAGGTGTTGCCGTAGCCCGTGTTCTCCACGCTGGACAGCGTCTCAATGTCCACATTGCCGATTTGAAACTGCTGCGCCTCGCTGACCGCCTCGTTGTGCCGCGTCAGGTACAGGCGGAACAGCCCTGCCGCCGTGCCGTCGTAATCCGCCAATTTGTACGGATGCAGGACGCTATCCACCAAGTAGGTTAATTCCCCCTCGCAAGTGACAGTCTTCTGGCGGTAGAAATCGCTTTCCGTTTCCAGCACGCGCCCGCGCCAAATGATTTCGTCATCCTGCCGGACGTCAATCCGCGTCCGCATTTTGTGCAGGGCGCTGTACAGCGGATGCTCCGGCAGCAGCACGAACGTCAGCGTCCCGGCGGCGTTGCACTGCGTTTCCAGCACGGGGGAGAGGACGGAAAGTTCCTCGTCCCCCGGAGAATACAGCAATGTGTCGTCCGCATAGATGGTGTACATTTACAGCCTCCCTCCTCGGTAGTCGATGGATACCGTGCCATTCCCGGTGAAGGTCAGCACGTTGTCGCCCTCGGTGATGCAAATGCCGCTGATGCGGTTGTCGCCCGCCGTCAGCGCGTACTCCTTGCCGCCGAATGCCGCGGTCATCGCCGTGCTTGCCGTGATGGTCGGGATGCACGGCCGCCTTGTGCCGGGAATCGTCAGCGTCAGCGTGCCATCCACCGGCAGCGCCTTGTAGTCGCGGATGATGCCCGTCTCAAAGTTGAAGCTGTCCCACAGCCAGTCATCCAGCGAACCCGTGATTTCCAGCTTGTACGGGTCACAGACCGCATTGATGCTGATGGTCGCCGTCTTGCGGTCGCTCTCCAGCGCGTCCACGGTCGCACGCCCGGTGTAGGCGTAGCCGGGGTCTTCATCGAGGATGATTTGCACCCGTTGCCCGTGCAGGGTGTCCAGTATTTCGGAATAGAGCGCATCCCAGCGGTTCCGCGCGTCAATGACGATGAACTCCGCCGAGAAGTCCCGTGTCTGATAGCCCACGCGCCCAGTCAGCGCTTCGGACAGGTCAAGCGCACCGTCCAGCCCCGGCACATCCACATAATTTGTGCGCACCTTCGGCGGCGCGACGGTCGGGCGCGTTTTCGGCAGCAAGCCCCAGTCGCGGTAGGTGTGCTTGCCGCCCAGCGTTACCCCGTAAATCATGCGTTCCGCCCCTTTCGCAGCGCCATGCGTCCAAGGCGCTTGTCCATCTTGCCCGCCGTTGCGCCGACAAGCACGCCCGTATCCAGCACAATCTGCTGATTCATGCCGCTGAAGCCGTTTTGGAGGGCGGCAAGCATCTGGTCGAGCTTGCGTTCCATGCTTGCGCCCATTGCCTCCGCAACTGCACTCTTGACATAGCTTTGCAGCACGCCGATGGGCGCGACAGCTTCCGCGCCGGCTTCACCGACGAGGTGATAGCCGCTGTGCGTATCAAAGAGGGTTGGTCTGGAGAAGACTGCGCCGTCAGCGTGGGCGGAAGGTGCGCCGATATAGGTGTTGCTGTACTTCGGCTGACCGAGAGGCGTTGCGCCGTTCAAGATGAGCCATGCATTCGGGTCGTTCCGCAGGTTCTCCTGCGCCAACTTGTTCACCGTGTCAACGGTGGCTTGGTCGGCAGGCGTGCCGTCAAAGTTGGTTACGCCATTCGTGCGGTCATCAAGCATGTCTTTGAGGCTGCCTTGAAGCGTGTTTTTTATCCCGTTGCTTGTGAAGGAGAACCCGACTGTTAGGTGCAAGCCTTTGATGACGTTGTTCCACCACGTTTGAATATCTCTCGCCATGAGGTTGGCTTTCCGCCCGATGCCGCGGAAGTCAATGCAGCAGTATTCGCCCACGGCAGTCACGACACCGTCCCACCAATCTTCAACAATCTGCTTCGCTTCGTCGATTTCCGCCTGCGACGGCTTTTCGTTGTCCAAGCCGAACAGCACCCGCAGCACCACGCCGCCGACTTTCTTGAAATTCTCCCACGAAGTCTCGATGGTCTTCGCAACATCTTCCCATTCGGGCGGGTCAACGCCGAACACGCCTTTGAAAATGCCCGCAATCAGCGGATAGCCAACGTCTTCCCACGCCCCCTTAATCGCGCTGCCGATGCTGCTCATAATCTCCGGCAGATTCGTCACAATCGACCGCAAACCGCTGCCGATCGCCGTTCCCAGCCCCTTGAAGTCAATCTTGCCGATGAGACTCTTGAACGTCTTCAGCAGCGACGGGAACAGCTTCTTGAGCGCGCCGCCGATTTGCTTGACGACGTTGGGCAGTACGTCGATGATGCTGCCCAGCAAGTCCGGCAGCACGTCCGCCAGCCCGGTAATGAGCGTCGTTGCCGTCTCCACCATGCCTGGCAGGATGCTGTTGATGATGCCCGGCAGCTGCGGGCCAAGCGTGGAGACAAGCGTCTGCACCGCCTGCACGAGGTGCGGCGACATCGTCTGCAAGCGCGGGACGATGTTGTCCACCGCGGTCATTACGCTGTCGGACAGATTGCCGACAAGCTGGTCAATGTCCTGATTGCCGTCCGCTAAGCCGGAGAGCAGGTTCGCCCACGCCGCCTTGACCGAGCCGATAGAGCCGGAGATGGTCGTCGAGGCTTCTTTCGCCGTCGTCCCAGCAATATTCTGGCTTTCCTGGATGACGTGGATGGCTTCGATGATGTCCGAGAAGCTGCTGATGTCGTACTTCACGCCGGAGAGCTTCGACGCATCCGCCAGCAGCCGCTCCATTTCCTTTTGTGTGCCGCCGTAGCCCAGCTTCAAGTTGTCCAAAAGGGTGTAGTTTTGCTTCGAGAACCCCTTGTAGGCGTTCTGAATATCCTCCATGCTGGTGCCGAAGGTGTTCGCGTTGTCCGCCATGTCGGTGATGGCAAGGTCGGCATACGCGGCGGCGGCGACGGTATCCTTGCCCAGGGACGAAATCAGGCTCGCGGAGAAGCTCGTCACCGTGCCCATGTACTCGTTGGCGGACAGACCCGCCGTGCGGTAGGCGTTGCGCGCGTACTCCATCACGAGGTTCTGCGCATCGTCGCCGAAGAGCTTCTTCACGCCGCCTTCCAGCTGCTCATAGCTGGCGTGGGCGCTCATGGCGCTGCTGACGAGCTTGCCCATCGCGGCTGTGCCTGCCGCAACGCCCGTGCCGATGACTTTGCCCATTTGCAGCGCCGCTTGTCCCGCCAGCTTGAAGCCCTTGCTCAGCACACCGCCAACCTTCTGCCCGGCTTTGCTGACCTTGGCAAGCGCTTTTTCTGCCCAACTCGTATCCAGCACAATAGAGCCGAACAGTTCAAAGATACTGCTCACGTCGTTTTCCTCCCTTCTCCCGGCGGTGTGAAGCCGTCGAGCAGATTCCAGCTGTGCCGGATGTCCTCTGCCGTGAAGTCCGGCGTGTCCACCGGCGCAGGGGTACGGTATTCGTGCAGAAATTCGCTGAATCCCTTGTCAAAGCACTTGTGCAGCCACACTTCCCACAGCAGCTTCTCTTCCGTCTCTTCGTTGTACATCCGCACACACTGCTGGATGAAGTCCGCCAGTTTCCCGCGCCGCAGCATCCCGGTCAGCAGCGCCATCGGGTCGCTATAGCGGCGGTAAAGCATGTCGAACAGCTTTACTTCGTCTGCCCCAAGCGCTTCATCAGCCGCGTAAAAAAATCGCGGAAATCCTCGCTTGCCATCAGGGTGAATACCGCCTCGGCGAACACGCCCATGTCCAGCGCGGCAATTTCGGCGGGCGTTTTGCCGCTCAAATCCGCCAGCAGGGTGTAGATTTCCGCCTTGCAGTCCGGCAGGCGCGCCAGCAGCTTGTCCGCAATCATCAGCGCGACGGTCACGCCGAGGCTCTCCGCGCTCTCGCTGCCCTCGCGCACCCGCTGGACGGCGGTCTTGGTCGGCATGACGCTGCGCAGGTCGTTCACGCCGATTTTGGACAGGATGCGCATCATCGTGAAGAGGTCGTCCGCGCACAGGCGGCGCATGGTTAAGGCTTCATTTTCCATCGTGATTCCTCCTTTTGATAGAAAAGGGGAGAAAAGCGCGTGGCTTCTCTCCCCGGCGTGTTGCTGTTCGCAGGGAACGCGCCCGCGGGCGCGGCAGAGGGCAATGGAAACAGACGAAGTCTGCGATCGCCCTCTGCACTCCTTCGGTTTCCCCACTAATGTTAGTAGTTTGTTATGCCGCGGATTCACGCCGTTGCCTCGTCGGTCTGCGCTTACGCAGCGTAGGTGTCGTTCGGATAGTAGATGTGCCACGGCAGCGTCTCGCCGTCGCCGTCCAAACCGGCATAGCACTCGAACGTGTACGTCCCGACCGTGCCTTCCTTGCTCTTGTTGTCGTTCTCAAAGCCGGACGTGCACAGCGCATTGTCCAGAATCGCGATGATGTTGCGCCCATCCAGTGTTTTGCCGACAAAGGCGATGTTCTCCCAGTAATCGCCCACGGCGATGTCCGCCTTGTCCTCGATGAGGTTGAAGCGCGTGTCGGTCGTCGATGCCGCGCTCTTGCCCAGCGTCGCCGCCGTCAAGACGTCCTCCGTCAGCTCAATGAAGCTAACTTCCATCGTCGCCGTGCCGCCGGTCTTGATGGAAAGCTCCTTCGTGTTCACATACACGCCGTCCACTTCGACCTTCGTGATTTCCGGCTTAATCGACACCTTCGAGCCGCCGGACGTTGCGCCGACAAGCGAATCGGTGAAATTCCACGCCGCGCCCTCGTACTTCAGCCCCTTGTGAATCGTGCCTGCACCGAATACGATGCTCTTGGGCGTGGCGCTCGTCGCGCCGCTTCTGCCTTCCTTCATGTTTCGTCCACACTCCATTCTTTGATGTTCAGGTTGATGCTGATGCGCCGTGCCGCGCCGTCAATGTCCGGCAAAAACGACGCACCCGCGAAAGAAATTGCAAGCCCTGACCCGCGATCCGTGATGCACGTCCAGCCATACGCCGGGAATCGCGCCTGAATCGCCTTTGATGCCGCCAGCAGGGCATCAAGACCGGCGCGGCTGTAGCCCAGCAGGGTCATCGTGCTGTCCGCGCGCCCGTCCTCGGTGAAGCCCTCCGCGTCCACCCACTGCCCGACGAAATACGTTTCCGGCAGCGGGACTGCGCGGTACTGCCCCAGCGCGTAGGGCAGGCGCATATCCGCCATCGCCGCGCGGAGGATGGAAAGCGCCTCCTGCGTCATTTCATTTCCTCCCCAAGAATCGTTTCCGCCATGCGGATGATGGTGTTCTGCTTCGCCGCGAATGCCTTTTGAAGCGTCAGGTGCGCGTCCTCGCCATTGGTGGCGACGGCAGGAAGCCCCTGGCTCCTGAGGTACTGGACGGCTTCCTCCGCCTCCTGCTGGCTGTCGTACACGCGCGAGTTCTTTTCGCCCCGCGACTGCCCCTCGATGTACACCCACCAGCCTTTGCGCCCGTCGCCGTGGATGGCGTGGCTGCCCGTGCCGAACTCGTTCCAGAACGATTCCTCCAGCGGGCTGCCAATCTGCGCGGTCATGGCGCTTTCATCGACCGAATTGCTCCATGAGCCGCGAAGCTGTTGTTTCTTCGGCGACGTGGTGCGGATGGTCTGACTTGTCACCTCGTGCGCCGCCTCGATGAGGAAGCGTTTTGCCGCGTCCTTCATCTGCGCGCTGACTTTCATGCTGTAATCCCGAAACTCAACCGGCATTGCTGTCGCCTCCTGTGTATTTCAGGTAGATTTCCAGCTGCGAGCCGCTGCCCATCTCCATTGGATTGTCAATCAGCAGCACATCGTAGTGCTTTCCCCGGCAGACAAGGCGGCAGTTTTCCGCCGTGAGGCCTGCCGGGAGCGCCTGATAATCCGCCACAAAGACGTGCGTGCTGTCCTGCGCCTTGGCGTTGTACACGCTGTATTTGCTGTCGCCGCCGGACAGGTCAAGCCAGCCGGAAAGCGTCGCCGTATCCGTCCACTGCTGCACCTGTTCGCCGATTTCGTTCGTCGTCGTCGTGCTGGTCTGGATGATGGCTGTCACGTTGCCGCCGATGCCCTTCATACCTTGTCCACTCCTTGCCCGAACCGCGCCTTGACGTATGGCGTCAGGAAGCCCATGAGCGCCCTGGGGAAGCCCATGACGGCGTTTTCGCCCGTCAGGTCGAAGTAGGTGACGGCGTGGCGGGAAATCGTCTCCGATGCCACGCCGACCTTGTCGCGGTTCTCCAGTTCCCACTTCAGCAGGTTGACCACGCCCATTTTGACATCGTCCGGATAGCGCACAAGCGTCGCCGTCACGTCGATTTCGTCCTTCAAGTCGCGCTCCGAGACCGTGAAGGCGAGTTCATCCGCGCTTTCGACGGTGTACAGCCCGTCATTGTACAGGGAGAAAGTCACCTGCACCGTATCGCCCGCGGAGAAGGGGACAAGCGCCTCCCCCATAAAGGTGCGTCCCACGACGTCACCCGCCCAGCGCTCGCTCCTGCGCTGGAAGTTGTTGTTCGTGTAGGCGCGAATCAGCAGCTCAAAGCCGCGCAGTTTCGCCGCCAGCAGCGCGTCATCTGCATCTGTGGTGATTTGCTCCCGCAGCTCCTCCACCGTCATCAGCATGACACTTGCCCCCTCCTTTCATCACTTCTTGAACTTCGCCAGCACGACCTTGGCGCTGTTGGTCAGCGCCACGCCGTAATACTTCGCCGCCGTCACGTCGGTCTGCTGCTTCTTCGGCAGCCATTCCGCGTCCACCTGAATGTCCTTTTTGAGGAAGATGGTCACGGCGGGCAGTTCGTCCTCGGTGTACTCGGTTTCGGGGGAATCAGGCTCCAGCTTGATAATCGGGCAGAGGTAGTACTGGGAAGCCGCCGCCAGCGTGGAAGCCGCGTAGACGTTCTTGCCCGTGTACACCGCGTCCAGTACGTCGTTGTCCACCTTGCCCGCAATCGCCTTGGCAAGCTGGGTTTCCGCCTGCGCAATGGGGTTGCCCAGGCTGCTGTTGACGGCTTCCTGCGTGATGCCGATCGCCTTCATCGCCTTTTTGACGGTGAAGGTCGTGCTGGAAGCCGTCAGGGTGGACAGACCAACCTCCGCGCCTTCTGCCACGTCCTCCGCGTCGCCGATGTAGTTCCAGCTCGGCACGGTCTTGGTGTCGCCCGGAACGCCCACCAGCGTCGTGTCCACCTTCGCATAGGGGGTCAGCTTCAGCTGCGCGTCAATCTTCGCGCCAATCATTGCGCCCATTACTTCGGGGTTAATCAGGTTGTTCAGCTTGGTAACTGCCATTTATTTTTTCCTCCTCATTATCATTTTCGTGACCTCACGAAAATGGTCTGTGCCATTTTGTTAATGTCAACAAAATGGTGTCATTTCTCCGCCGCCATCGCCGCGCGGAAGGCTTCGGGGTTCTCCTCGAAAATCTTCTGCCGCTCTGCGTATGGTTTCTTGAGAATCTCGCTCCGGCTGAGCGGCGCGTGTCCCTCCTGATCCGGCAGACGGTTCTCGATGATGTTCTTCTTGCCGCTGGCTTCAAACTGGTTCGGGTACTTTTTCTTCAAACTGGCAAGGGTGTTCTCCCATCCGTCGATGTTCCCCTTGTCGTCCAGCGTCAGGGCGTCCCCTTTCTGCTGGAGTACCCACGTCATGTAGTCGATGTCGCTTGCGCCACCGCGCATGAGGGCAATGCGGATAGCAGCATCCATGCGGCTCTTTTGCAGGGCCGCCTGTGCCGCTTCAAGCTGCCTGTGCATCTCGTCCATCTTCTCTTGGCTGCCGCTGTGTTCTGCCTTGTCGGCTTCGAGGGCGGCAATCTTCTGCTGCGCCGCTTCGAGCTGCTGGCGAACGCTTTCGTGTTCTCCTTTGAGCTTTCCGAGGCGAATATCTGCGTTCTCCTCGCCGGTGGTGAAGAGCTTGGCGGTCTTCATGTCGTTCTGGATGGTGCGAATGGTGTCCTCCGCAACGCCGTTCTGTTTGAGAATCTCTGCAAGCGTCATGTGTTTCTCCTTCCACCGCCCTACGCTTATCTACGGGGTCGCATCCCGTGGGCGGTCGGTGTTTTACGTCGCCTCCGACGAGAGAATTGCAAAGGCGCACCCGATGTCTGTCAGGTGCGCCTAATTGCCGTTATTGGAGCAGCGCCGCCCACGTCTTCGCGCCGACGATGCCGTCCACGGTCAAACTGTGCGCGGTCTGGAATGCCTTGACTGCGGCAATGGTGTTTTTCCCGGCAATGCCGTCCACCTTGCCGCAGTCGAATCCCGCGTCAATCAGCAGGTATTGCAGAACTTTGACTTGCGTTCCTCTGCTGCCGTTCCTGAGGACGAGAAGGGGGCTTGCGCCGCCCTGCGCATCCGCCGGGTTCTCGGTCGTGTTGGGCGTGGCAGGCGTGTCAGCGGGCGAATCAGGTGTATCAGCGGCGTAAGACGTGCCGGTCAGCTCCGCCCACTCGTTCCAGCGGGTGATTTTGCTCTCGACCACGCCGTAAGCCGTGCCTTTCGCCTCGATGACCTTGCCATCGCCGACGTACAGCCCGACGTGGTGACGGTCGCTGCCCTTGGTGAGGAACACCGCCGTACCGGGCTTGAGCGGCTGACCGTCGGTGCGCTTGCCGCCCTGCAATGACCCCTTGGCGGCGGCGTACTTGCGCCACATGGTGTTGCTGCCGTGGTACATATACCCGCCCAGCTGCTTATACGCCCACCAAAACAGCCCGGAGCAGTCCGCAACGCGCCGCCCGACCCACTGCTGCCCGTAGCGTATCGTCTGCGCGCGGGTGGCGCTATCCTGCGCACGCTGCGTGTGAACCTGCCCCGTGCCGCCCCAGATGTACCCCCACTTTTCCGCCAGCGCGCGGCGGAAGAGGGCGACAACCTCCGCCGCGCTGACCGTTTTTGATGCCATTGTCAATCACCACCGGGGTCAATTTCTGCTTTGCCGAGCTGTTTATACACCTGATTCACGCCCGTCGAGGCGAGCCCCGACACGATGCCGACCGCGAGCGCATTCAGCACGTCCTTCGCCGGGAAATCCGGGATGACGTACATGCCCACGATGCCCAGCACGCCGCCCGCCGCGCCCACGATGACCGGAATCAGCTCATCGCGGATGCTGCCGACGCTCTTGCAGAGCAGGCCAATCAGGTAGGTGATGACGACAATCGCCAGCACCGTTCCCATGGTAGAGATGTCCATGATACCACTCCTTTTCGGAATTATTGTATGAAAAAACAGCCTGCACGAGGTGTGCGGCTGCTTTTCGCGGATTAAGTTGATTGCAAGTTGATGGTAAGTTGCAATTTCTCTTTGCAACTTGCAATTTTTAGTTTCAAACAAGGTTCAAAGATGATTCAAAGCCGGTTACTGGATATGCCCACCATTGCGTTCCATCATGATGTCGCTGAAAAACTCCCGATTCACGGTGATGTTCGGCAGCTCATTCGCTTTCATGGTAATGACCACCTGCAAGTTCGTCGGGCAGGCATAATCCCCGTAGATGCTTTCTGCCTTCTCGAAGATGGTCTGCCCGCAGTCCCTGATTTGCTGGATTCGTTCTTCTCTGGTCATGGTCACGTTTATGCACTCCTTTCAACGTATCAAAAAAGCACCTTGCAGGGGGGCAGGGTGCTTTCTACCGTTTTTCTCCTTCGCTGGCTTGTTTTCTGTCCTCTTCCAGCAGCTTTTTAAGAAGTGCATCGCGTTCTTCTCGCGTCATTTTCCGAAATTTTTCAATTTCTTCGGTGTTCGGAATGTCATATTCCTTATATTTCACGCTACTTCACCTCTCCGAAAGCGCACGCCCTATTAAAGGAATTTCCGCTCCAATTCCACATTCAGCCCCAAATCATCCAGCGGGATTCCTTCATTCAGCAGCGTGTTCTTGATGGTGTCCAGCACTTCGTAATACGCAAGGCGCTTCCCCTTGTAGAAGGCATCATCGGGGTTTTCCCTTGCCTCGTTCATCGTCTCATTGGCATTGTCAATGACGCGGGCAAGGATATACTTCAATGTACTTTCATTCATCGTATTCACCTCTTCTCTTTAATTCTGCAATTCTGCGCGCCCTTGATTCACGGAAATTAGTGATTTCCTTATACCAATGCTTTTTTAGTCCTTCTTGCTCACGCGGGTCTCTTTCATCCCAATTTGGCACATGCTCTTCGGGATGCTCAATCTTATGCCAATGCTCTACAATCCGCTGGTCAAACGTTTCCAATGACTTTCGGATAGAAGAAGTTTTTTGCCGCTGCAAATCTTTTTCGGCGGAATTTGCAAAGAACTGCAAATCCATCTGAATTATACCACCTTTGCGCTGCTTATTCAACACCTTTTCCGCTTTCAGATACTTCTCCTCAAACTCCCTGAACCCCTCCGCCTTGTCCAGCCCGAAGAACTTCGCCCTGTCCTTCATGGTCTGCAACTCGTCCGCGTCCAGCACCCACTTCGCCCTTGTCAGCGCGACGCAGCGGCAGTTGCAGTCCTCTTCGGGGCGCCCGAATGCGCCGGGGTACTCCGCTTTCTTGCCGTCTATCTCGAACGGCTCGCCGACTTCGCGAATCTGCCCGTCAAGGATGCGGTGATCCGTGCGCGTGTTGCCGTCCAGCACTGCATCCCACTGCTTGACGACTTGGCAGCCTTGACCCTTGGCGGCGTTGCGTGCGTCATCGGCGGATTGCTGCTGAATGCGGTGTCCTTCGGTGCGGACGATGGTCTTCGCGCGTTTGAGCGGAATGCCGGAAGAAATCTGCACCTGACGTGCAATCATGTTGTAGTCGCTGCCGATGGAGATGCCGATGGAAATCTCCCGGCGGATGGTCTTCTTCAGCTTCTGCATATCCACGCCGAGTTCACCGTACAGCCGCCCGCTGAGCTTGCTGTCCGTGCGGACGGCGCGGGTGACGGCGCGCTGGTCAATCGGCGCAAGAATCGGCATTCCCTGCTTGTGCAGGCTGTACATTGTGCCGACGTAGCCGTGCTGGTAGCTGCGCGTCAGGTATTCTTCGATGGTCTGATTGCTTTTCTTGTGCAGTTCGTCCAGCGCGGCGCTGATTTGGGCTTTCATCGCCTCCTGATAACGCTTCTGGTAAATCTTCGATTGCGTCATTTCGTCGCTTTCGAGGATGCGAATGTGGTTGTCGATGCGCCGAATCGCCCGCTGGTACGCCTTTTCCAGTGCCTTGATGGTCTCCTGCTCATCATCCAGCATGGCTTGCAGGGCTTCCTTCTCGCTCTTGCGCATTCACATCACCCCGCGTCATCCTCTTCCGCCGGAACGTCATCCAGCACCACATCCGCCGTGTCGTCGCCTGATTTCGTCCGCCCGCGAATCGTCTTGTAGTCCAGTTCCAGCACGTCGCAGATGTTTTCCAGCAGCGTTTCGTCATCCAGCACGTCCGCAAGCGCCAGCAGCGTGTTAACTTGCGCCTGCTGCTTCTGCGCCTCCGTCAGCTCAATCTGCGCGTTGTCCAGCGCGTTCGCCATCACCTCGCGCTGGAAATCGAAATACACGTCCTGCATTTGGTAGTCCGTGCCGCCGGATTCGTTGATTTCCGCCAAGACGATTTTCAGCAGCTTGCGCATGAACTGCTTCAGCCGGATTTCCAGCTTGTTGCACTTGAGGTCAAGCAGCGCATAGCGGCTCTTGATGACGATGTTCGTCACGTTGCCGTCGCCGACCTGCGCCGCGTTGAAGCCCATGCCGAAGCGGTAGATGTTCTTTTCGTCCAGTTCCAGCTTCGTCTGGCGCGCCTGATAGGGAATGTCAATCGTGCGAATCTCAACGTCGCCGCCGGAATCCGGGATGCCGATGTGCTTTTTCGCCCGGATGTTGGTCATCAGCTCGTCGAGGTTGTCGCCCTCGAAGCCCTTGACAACGTAGAGGACTTCGTTCGCGTCCTGAATGTTGTTGGAAAGCCCGCAGGACATGAGGTCGTAGTCGTCAATCAGCCCCTTGATGGTTTTGAGGCCCGAAAACTGCTTTGACCCGTTGTCCAGGCGAAAGAAGGGGATGAAGCCGAAGCCGTCAAAGTAGGTGCTTTCGTCGCCGGGTTTGCGCCAGATGGTGTGCGGGCGTGGGTTCAGCGGTGCGGATTCATCCGGCACAATCTCGCCCTCGTTCACCTGGCAGAAGAAGTGCGTCTGCTTTTTGTCCCACACCTGAATGCGCTTGATGGCTTTGTTGTCCTTGCCGATGCGGTCGATGTACCAGTAGATGACGTACTCGCAGCCGTCGTCGGTGTCCTTTGCCCGCACTTCCACCACGCCGAGGCTGTCCGCTGCCTGAAAGCGCGTGCGGCCGTTCGCATCCTTGTAGGCGTACATGTACTCGAAGCCCTTCGCCACCGCGCCCGTGACGACCTCGTAGAGTTCAGCGGTGAAATCCTCGTCGAAATAGTCCTCCAGCGCCTTTTGAAGCTCCGGAATGTCCGACCGCACGAACGCTTCCTGCCCGGACAGCATGTACTGCGCCTCTTGGTCTACCAGTTCGGTGAAGAACGGGTGGCTGATTTTGATGTTCGAGCGGTTCTTGTCCTCCTGCGGCGTGCCGTCGGCGTTGATGAAGAACAGGCGGTAATTGCGGATGTCGTGGTCGCCCTCGTAGTAGCGCTGACCCTGCCGCGCAAGCTGCTTGCGGGTGGATGCGCTGTCGCTGTCGATGAATGTGCGGATTTCCGCGGGGGATAACATAGGGATACGCCTCCTCGGTGGTGAATTTGGGGTTCAAAAAAAGCACCGGGCGGAACGCTGTCATTTTGCCGCTTTCCGGCGCCTGTAGGTTGCCGCCAGCCCCGCGCCGCCGCTCACGCTGATGACGGTCGTCGGGGCATAGGTAGTCAGCGCCTTGTAGGCTGCGACTTCGTCCGCAGAAATGTCGGTTTCCACCGGTGTAGCAAGCGCAGCCCAAATAAAAACGTCATTCTCGTCCAAAAACTGCTTAAAGTCATCGAGGGTCGTCGTGCCTTTTTCGGCGAATGCAAAGCCGACAAGGTTATTATGATTGGCAATCGCCCCGCCGACCGTTTCAGAGCCAAGAGCGGTGGAAAAGTGCGTGCAGAGCACGTTCGACGTGTATGCGCCGTTGAACCAAGCGAAGTAGCGGTCAACCTCGCGCCCTGCCGTCTGCCAATTGAGCGACGATGTTACCTTGATTTTCCGGATACGCTGCACCCGCACGCCGCGCGCCAAATCCACCTCGTCGCAGACCCACTGCTGCCCGTTCTCATCCGTGTAATTGCCGCTGGATGCAACCGGGATGCCGCACAGTGCGTTCGGCGTTTGCAGCGTCAGCGTCTGCGATTCGTTCGCGCCGTCCGACACCGTGACCGTCACCGTTCCGCCGTCGCCCGCGCTGACAATCGGCACGGGCGCGGTCGGGAGCGGCACGCCGTTCTGCGTGCTTTTGCCGTACACATGCAGTGCGCCAAGCGGTTTCCCTCCGATGCACTCCGTCAGCGTCAGCGGATTGCCGGAAAGCGTCGCGTCCTCGCCGCTGGTCACGTCCTCGTACAGCTTGCGGATGAACGCGCCATAGAGCCGGTCGTCGCGCTCCACGCCCGTCTTGGCGGCAATGTCATCCAGCACGTCGCCCATCAGCCGCCCTTGCGTCTGGATGCCCAGCCCTGCCGCCAGCGCGTCCAGCTTGCCGTGGAAGCTGACCTTCTCGCACGGGATTGCGTACTGCGCAAGAATCGCCGTCAGTCTTTCTCCGTCTGTCATTCGTGTCATCCTCTCGTTAGTACGTCCATTTCTTGTTGATGATGTATTTTTCCAGCGCATAGCGCATGGCGTCCATCAGGTGGTTGAAGTCGTCAATGGGGCCATCGAGCATCTTGCCGAACTTGTCCTTGTCCCATGTGTAGTTGCTGATTTCCGTTATGAAATTCGCGCAGCGCGGGTGGATGATGATTTCGAGGTTCTGAATCCACTGGATACCGCTGCGGATGCTGTCCGCGCCTTTCGCCGCGCTGTGTACGCGCAAGCCCATGCCGCGCAGCTCGGCAATGGATTTCGGCTCTGCGCCGTCGGCGGTGATGCTCACTTTGCCGTAGCCCATCGCCGTCACACGCTTGGCAATCATGTCGTTCGTCAGCCCCCGTTCGTACAGCTCGTCAAAGACGTACAGGCGGCGCGCCGGAATGTCCAGCAATCCGCAGAACAGCGCCGTCGGGTCGTTGGTGAAGCCGAAGTCCAGCCCGAACACGGATTCCAGCTTGCCCGTCCGGCTGATTTCCGCCGGGTCGAACGCGGATTCCTGCCAGCGCTCGTAGATGAGGCCTTCCACGATACCCCAGTTGCCCAAGCCAGCCACGGCGTAGCGGCGCGGGTTCGTCGCCTTCATCCGCTCAAATAGGCGTAAATCCTGCTTGTCCAGCCACTCGTTGCACTGGTAGTTCGTTGTGATGGCGAGGCTGTCCGGGTCTTCTACGTCGAAAAAGCGCGCTTTCAGCCAGTGCTTCTGATTCCACGGGTTGAACGTCAGCGTGATTTGCTTGAACAGCGGCGGTGCGCATTCGCCGCGGATGGATTCATCCAGCGTGTTGAAGTCGCTCTCGTTCATGATTTCGTAGGCTTCTTCAATCCACACCCAGCACAGCACGCCGCTCTGCGCGGTGATGGAGGTCAATTTCAATGGATCATCCATGCCACGAAAGTAGATTTTCTGCCCCGTTGGCTTGTAGGTGATTTCCAGCGGACTTTCCTTCCAGCTCCAGAACGCCTCCACTTGCAGGCGGTGAATTGCCCAGAGAAGCTGTGTGAAGCAGCTGTCGCGCAAGGTGCGGTACGTTTTGCGGATGACCAGCAGGTTTGCGCCGGGGTACTTCATCATGCGGTAGATGAAATTCAGCGCCGTCGTGGTGCTTTTCTTGCTTGCGCGGCTGCCTTTGCACACGCGGTAGCGCCCCGTGAAGCGCCAGAACGCGCCGTAGCCGCGCCCGACGACATCCGGCAGGTAGATTCGCGGCTGATTAGTCGTCAAGCGCATCCTCTCCCGCCAGAATCACCGGCAGGCTGCCCGACACATCCACCCTGTCCGTGAACAGCCCGTAGCGCTTGCCCAGCAGCTCTGCCGCCTTGTTCGCGTCGCACAGCCGCGCCGGAATCTCGACGACCTTCGGTTCTTCCTTCTTCGTTGTGCGCCGGGTGGGCTTTCCGCCGCCCTCGCCGGGGATGACTTCCGTCTTCTCCTCCATGCACGTCACGACGACAAATTCCTTCATCTCCCGGCGCATCACCGCCGTCAGATATTTCAGCACTTCGTCCTGCTTGGCAATCAGCGCATCTTCCTTTTCATCCATGCGCTTTTTGATGTTTTCAGCAACCTTAGGTTTTGTGAGGTTTTCTGCCGCAATTGTCGCTGCCGTTTTCGGGGAATATCCGGCGCGGATGGCGGCTTGCGTCGCGTTCAGGTCAATCAGGTACTCGTCGCAGAAGCGGCGCTGTTTCTCGGTCAGTCCAGCCAAGTCCACCATCCTTTCTGGAATGCGGAATGAGGAATTGCGCCTCCACACGCGGGGCGCAGCGAATTTGGGGCACAAAAATACCCGGCGGAGACTGGCGCGTCCGTCGGGTGAGGTGATTGGAGGTTTCCATGTGCAGTATAGCATGAGTGGGGTATGAAATACTATGATATTCTATGCACAAAGCAGGGAACGTTGCGGACGGTTGGTGTATGCCCAAGGATACGCCGGAAAAAAATCAATTTCCGGGGGCAAAAACGTTGACAAAAGCGAAAATCTCGGTTAGAATGTTCATGCAGTCAACCAATTGGTTGAGGTGATGAGGTGGTGGAACTGTTTGATAATCACTTATTCCTCCAAGAAGGTGGAGAAATGCTTTTCAGATGCCAGTCTGCTGAAACGAAAAGTTGACCCTTCTTGGGTTCAGACAATTGCGAGGCAGCTGAAAGCATTCGCTGCTGCTGACAACTTCGGCGACTTCCTGAAACTTGGGCTGTGGCATCCCGAACTACTGCACGGAGATGATCACCCGTTCTGGTCGCTCAGGATTACGCCGAACGTTCGCCTGATATTCACACCGAGCGAAAGCGGCGAGAGTGTTACGATTAGAGAAATTAAAGTGGAAGGAGTGTGCGACTACCATGGCGGAAAGAAGAACTGGTATATCCCCTGAAATGATTGTTCATCCGGGCGAAATTCTTTCTGACATTCTGGCAGAAAGGCGTATCTCGCAGGCAGAATTGGCAAAGCGTACAGGCGTGACTGATTCGTTTGTCAGCAGTCTGCTGTCTGGCAAGAAGAGCATTTCGGCTTCCTATGCAAAAGCCTTGGACTATGCGCTTGACGTGCCCATGTCCTTCTGGCTGAACAGTCAGGCTATCTACGATGCGGATATGCAGACGCTTGAAGAAGCGCAGAGCATCACGGATGAAGAACGCACCTCGTATGACAACCTCCACGAAATCGTCGCGTGGTTGCAGACGCGTGAGCTTCTCCCTAAAAAGCAACCGAAAGATGCGAAAATCTTAAAGGTGCGCTCTCTGCTGCACGTCAGCAATCTTTCCCAGCTTTCGTCGCTCGTCCCTTGTGGACAATTCCGCATGTCGAAAAAGAACCGCCTCGACCCCTTGATTCTCGGTGCATGGCTTCAATTGTGCCAGTACACCTATCAAGTGCCGCCGCTTGACAGTACGTTTTCGCCGGAAGCGCTGCCGAGCATCATCGCGGAAGCAAAAAGCCTCATGCGTTCCGAAGAGAATCCGCAGGAACGTTTGCCTGCGATTCTGCTGAAATACGGCATTGTTCTTTCTATCGTGAAGAACTTCCGCGGCGCACCCGTTCAAGGATATATCGTGGCGCTGGATGAAGGGCAGTACCACATGTTCCTGACGCTTCGCGGTGCGTGGGCGGATATTTTCTGGTTTTCGTTCTTTCACGAACTGGCACACATCATCGGCGGCGACGTGGAGAAGTCCAGCCGATTCATGGACTTCTCGGACAGCAGTAATGAGCGTGAGCGCAAGGCGAACCAGCGCGCCGCCGATATGCTCCTCGATGCCGCTGCCTACAAGAATTTCGTAAAGGCAAAGGCGTTTGATATTGATGTCATCTCGGCGTTTGCCGCTTCGCAGGGCGTTCCGCCGTACATCGTGATTGGTCGCCTCCAAAGGGACACTGTAATCCCGTACAGCTGGTTTACGGAATGCAAGCTGCGGTATAGTTGGCGTGTTGATTGAATTGCATATTCTACGTAAAGCAAAAGGGGCTGCATGAACGTATGCAGTCCCTTTTGCTTTTATCGCCTGTTCACCATCACGCACGCCGCGCAGACCACCGCCGCCAGCAGACACAGCACGCCGATTATCGCCATTTTTCTCACCTCCGCGCCGCATCAAGCGTCTTTTTCCGCGTCCAGCACCCGCTGAAACGCCTCCAGCGCCTGCCCGTGCAGGGAGCAGACGTGCCGCCACGAGTAGTTCATCTCGCAGGAAATCTTCTCGAACGTCTCAAACAGCAGATACCGCCGGAAAAGCACCGCGTAATACCGCCGGTCGGTCAATTTGCCCAGCTTCGCCGCAATGTCGCGCTTCTTGTCCACCAGGCGGTCAATATCCCGGTTGATTTCGGCTTTCAGGTCAACGATTTTCGCCACCGCGTCCGCCAGACGATCCGGCGCGCCGCCGCCCCCGGATACGCCGTCTTCCCGCAGGATGGGCGTGATGCGCGTCGCCATGTCCTGCAATCGCGCCGCGTCCGCCAGCTTGCAGGTGATTCGCTCGTCGAGAAAACGCACCTGCGACAGATACTCTTTCGCCCGCATGTTCGCCCCTCCTGGATCGCCTGTCAGCACCGCCAGCCGCCATTTCGCTTTTTCGGCGGCACCTTCGGCGAATTTTCGGCATTCTCCACCGTCTCCGGCGGATTCTTCGGGGCGTTCTCCGGCATATCTGACGCATTCGGCGGATTCTCTCCCGCGACGCGCTGGGCTTCGAGCAGATAGTCGTCGCCACGCTGGGAATACACCGCGTCCTTCGCTTGCCCCATGCCGTACACAGGAATTTTGCGCACCCGGCAGTCATCCGCCGTCGCCGCCTTGCGCAGGGCGCAGATTGCGGCTTTCACCGCTTCCGCCTCGTCAAGGAGCAGCGGCAAGCGGTGGAGCAGGCGCGTCAGGCCGTCCAGCGCGGCACTCTTTTCTGCCAGCGTCAGCGCCGTGCAGGGGTTGAGCGGGTCGGTGCAGGGGGATTGGTTGCTCATGTTGCTTGTCCTCCACGGTTCAGTGCTGCTTCCAGCCGATTGGCAATTTCCATCGCCGCGTCACGGAAGCGCACGTTGTAGCTCTGCGGAACGTAATACGGGCAGTCCTGGCAGCGCTGATGCTCGCGGCAGACCGCGTTCGCGCTGCCCATGCACCGGAAGTAGCGAATCAGCTGCTCCGTTGTCATGTCGCTTGCTTGCATCAGCCGTCCGCCCCTTCCTCGCTGCCCTCCGGCATCTGCTGATGGCGGAGGCGCATCTGTGCCAGCGCCTGCTGTGCTTTTTCGCGGTTGCCGGGCTGCCTGCCCTCCACCACGTCGCGCAGATAGGCATATTCGCCCACATCATCCGCCGTCCGAACGCCCGCATAGTGCCAGTCTTGCAGGAGTGTCAGCACATACGCCATCGGGGACTTCGCGCCCGTCGCGGCGGCGCACCGGACGGCTTCGCGCAGCACTGTCAGCGGCATTTGCAGCACATCCGCCGCAGTCGCCAGCCGCTGCACCTGCGCCGGGGCGGGAATCGCACCGAAATCCGACCGCCAAATGGCGGCAATCTGCTTATCGCGCGCGCCCGCCCGTACACGCGCGTTCCGCTTCGGTGTATTCCTCATTCTCTTCTTCTGGGTAACCCGTTTTCCCTGTTTGGTATTCTCTTTCCGTATAGTTTGGTACTATGTTACCGTTGTTACCCCCTATGTTATTATCGTAGTTACTCCCCATGTTATTATTGTAGTTACTTCGATTTTCGCAGTAACTTTGCATTTTCCCCGCTTTGCCGGGGGAATCGGGCGGAAATTCAGGGGAGAAGAAATTGATTTTGTAGGCGGGGGCGCGTTTGTTCCTGCTGCCGGGGATGAAGTCAATTAAGCCGCGCTGCTTGAGGCTGTTCCGCGCCATGATGACGGCACCTAACTGCATGGGGCAGAGTGCGAGAAGCCGGTCATTCGCAATGCGGATGAACCCCTCCGGCCAGATGCTCCCTTGTGCGCGTCCGTTGATGATGTGCATCAGCGCATACCACACAAGGCGTTCTCCGGACGAAAGTCCTTCATCAGACGCATATTCGATGAACCGCATGTGTTCCCGCACATAGTTGACAATCGGCATGGTGCTGCCCCCTTATTCTTCGCCGCCGGGCGTATCAAGGCTGCCATCGAGGCTGTAGCGCAGTACGTTGCACGTTTCCCCGTGGCGGTTTGTGACCTTCGCCCAGTCCCGCCGGATGGGGACACCCGCCTTCTTCAGCTCGCTGATGCGGCTTGCAAGGCGCAGGATGCCGAGGTCAAGCATCGCGTCCAGCGTGGTGATTGACCCGTAGCGGCGCATGTAGTCCAGAATCCGGTCAACCTGCTTGGGGCGCTCGTTCCGGCTGCTCATTTTCCGTCCCCTCCCGCTTCCGCGCGGTCGCCTCGTCCTTGAAGACGCAGGCGTGAAATCCACAACTCTTGCACCGAATCCACAGCGCATCCTCGCGCACATACGGGTTCTCCATGATGGCGGGCATACTGCACAGCGGGCAGAGCGCCAGCTTGGAGCGGTCAATGGTCGTCAGCATCGTTTACGCCTCCACTTCCTGAATGCGGATGCCGTAGCGGAACAGCATCAGCTTGCGGCGGATGAGGTACTCCTTCGTGCGGAAGCCCTTCACGTCCTCCACAACGGTGCGCCCGTCCGCGTCGGTATAGACGAAATCGGCGACATAGAAGCAAGCGCGTTCAAGGACATTCCCGTCCTCGTCCCGCTGAACGGGGACAAGCTCATACCGCACTTGGCGCTGCAAATCGCCGATTTCGCCCGCCTGCGCCATCAGGCAGAGTTCACGCCAGCGGCGGTATTCCGCTTGGCTATCGAACGTCTGCCCATTGATGACGACTTTCTCGTTGCCGTACTTGCGCTGCGTGTCTTGGAGCGACAGCGCCTCAGCGAGCGTCACGGGCGACATTTCCGTCGCCCGGATGGCTTCTTTTGCCTTAGAGGGGTACTTCAACGCCCGTCACCTCCTCCAGCGATTCCGGGAAATCGCGGTCGTCGTCCGGGTCTTCCTGCTTCTTGCGCGGCGCGTCGCAGAACTCCTGCTGCGCGACGACGACCTCCACCATCGTCTGCGGCGTACCGTCCTTCTCGTATTTGCTCACTTGCAGCGACCCGCGCACGGCGACGCGCTGCCCCTTGCGCAGGTACTTGGCGGCGAAATCCGCGCCCTTGCCGAACGCCTTGCAGCGGATGAAGTCGGTAGCCTGCTGTTCGCCCGTCCGGCAGCGCGGAATGGCGAGGGTATACCGGGCGACGCTGACTCCCGTGCCGCTCGTTGTGCCGATGATGGGGTCGGCGGTCAGGCGACCAATGCCGAAGAATACGTTCATGAGAGAACCTCCTTGCACGATGTGTTCCAATATGCTACAATTGCATCGAAAGGTGGCGATTTTGATGTATCCAGACGATGAAACGCCGGATGAAGAACTGCTGGAAGCCGTCGCGGAAGCAAGAGCGATTGCCGCAGGGCAAATCAAGACGCGCGTCTATCACACTGTGCAGGAGCTGATAGACGAGCTGACAGCCGAAGCCGATGCGGAAATAGAAGCAGAACGCGACGGCAAACAGGGCGATTCGGTCACTTCTGCCGCGGAATGAGCGACAGCGCAAGCACCGTCGCGCAAATCAGCAGTGTAATCAGAACGCTGTCAGACATATCCTCCACCTCCTCACAGCACGCGCAGGGCGCCGTCCATCAGCTCATAGAGCCGCCCCCAGCACCTCGAAGCGGATGTAGTGGATGCTGCCCTCGCCACGGGGCGCGCCGTCAGGGGTGCGCACGGAGAATGTGTGCACCAGCACCGGGCGGCGGTCGTAGTTGGTGATGCCGTCCTTGCAGCGGATGTCGCCGTGGCGGTTGCGTTCCAGCGGCTTCTCCGTCGTCACGATGGTGATGCGCTCCCGCTGGAAGCCGCACCACGACGCGACCAGATCCGCCGCCTCGATTTCGTCCAGCCGCCGCGCCATGCCGCACGCGCAAGTGTCCGCATAGGTGCTGTATTCGCGGTTGGTGATGCCGGGGAAGTACGTTTCCCACTCCTGCTCGTGCTCCAAACGCTTTTCCAGCGCCTTGGCACGCTCGCGGTAGAAACTGCTCTTGTCTGCCATCAGGCATCCTCCTTCCGCCGGAACAGGCGGTCAAACAGACTGCGCTTGTGTTTGTCGCTCTCATCAAGCGCATCACGAATCGCGCCACGAATCGCATCGCGGAAGTCAGTCGCCAGCAGTGCGCGGGCAAGCCGCTTCGCGTCGCCGTTAATCATCAGCTTACCGCGAATAATCTTCCCGTCGTCCTGCGGATGCGTCAGCGCCAGCACGAGCACATCGTCCGCGTAGGCGCTTTCCTGCGCGGAGTCGGTGGAATCCGGGTCGTGCGTCTGGAGCACGACACAATAGGGGTGGTCAGCGAAGCCCATCAGAAATTCCTCCTTCTCATCTCGGAGGCTGCCCCCGCGCGGCACATCATGGCGGTCATGCCGGGGGTGACGGGCGACTTCCGCTGCACCATTGCAGCGCGAATCTCCCGGCGCTTCTGGCGCGGGGCAGTGCGGCAGTCCAGCGACGTCAGCAGTTCGCCGAGGCCGTAGATGACCGCCGGGATGCCAATCACCGTCAGCAGTGCCGCGAATAGTGCCATCTCGAAGCTCATGGGGAAACCTCCTTGTCTTGCTTACTCGTTGTCGTCGTCGGGCGCGTCGTCAGCGTCCAGCAAATCTGCGTCGCCGTTCAGCGTCACTTGCTCGAAGCACTTTTCCACCTCGAAGGTGCGCCCGTCGAGGGAGAGGATGAAGCTCGCGTGAAAGGCGAAATCCTTCGCGCGTCCTTCGGTGTCGAAAAGCATGGCGCGGTCGAGGTCGGCAGTGAGTTCCACGCCGCCACGGGTGAAGCGGGCAAGATACAGGGTCACGCCGTCCGGAATAGGGAGCTGGACGACGTAGCCGATGGGGTTCAAGCTCACTGCGCTTCCTCCTCTTGCTTCGCGCGAAACTCGCGTATCATGAGTGCCAGCCGCGCGTACATGCGAAGGTCGTCATCGTCTGCCATCAACTGTGCAATACCACTGGGCTTGCCGCAGATAAACACATGGCTCGACGCTTTGCCCCCTTCTGCCACATCCATGATGTCGCTCGCAATGACGACCACCGTGCTTTCCGTCCAGTCCGTTACGATTTCGCCCGTCGCTGCGTTCGTCACGACGACGCGGAGCTTGTCATTCTGCTGATTCTGTGCCATCACGCATTGCCCTCCACTTCATTCGGGTCGTACTCGTCCGGGTCGTACAGCCCGGTATCTTCCAGCTGGTCGAGCATGTCATCGAGCGTGTTCATGTCCTCCCGCAGCTTGCGGTAGACCGCCATCGCGACGTAGGTGTTCGGCTGCTCCGACAGGCTGTTCAGCGCGGTGCGCATGGTGTTGTAGAGCTGGATGTAGACCTGTCGTGCGCCGAGGTGGCTCATCAGCTTGCCCATGTGTTCGCGCGGGGAATACATCTCTTCCAGATACGCCAGCTGACGTGCGCGCCACGTCGTGATGGTCATCTTCTCGCCAATGGTCATGGGGGAAACCTCCTTTTTTGTAGTTCCCACTAAGGGAGTGTAAACTGCCAATCACTGCTGCCCCTGAACGTACTGCGCAAACTTCTTGGCGAAGATGCCGGATACGTCAGTCATGAGCTGTTCTTCGCCTGCGCTGAACAGCTTGTCTTGCGGCTCGTCCGGCGCGGCTTCGACGATGATATAGAGCGGTTGCGCAGGCAGGAAAGAGCCGTCAGGCGCACGAAGCGCCGTCTGTCCGATTTGCACAAGCCGTTCGCTGGGTTTCAGGTCGCGGGACATGGTGGATACCTCCTTATGCGTCCTTGTGTCCGTCCTTGCCATCGCCATCGACGATGGTGTAGTCAATTTTCACGCCCTCTTGGTCTTCAAACAGACTGACGAGGGTCGCGAAGAGCTGCTCCGCGCTGGGTGCGCCGGGGCGGGGGCAGGGGGCTTGATGTGTCATTGTGCGGCACTCCTTTCGTATCGGCTACGGTCAGCCCCGTAGTCAATCCAGCAAGCAGACTTACCTGCATTGCGTAGGGCAGTTTGTCGAGCATATCAAGAATCAGCTTCTTGTCTACCATTCTCTATTTCCTCCACCAAATCTGCAATTGCTGTTCCGACAGCATTATATCATTTAATTTTGCTGTTGTCAACGCAAAATGTGATAAAAATGCTGTTGCAAACGCATTTTCTTTGTGTTATAATGCCCTTGAAGGGAGGTGTCATCATGAGCATGACACTTGGTCAGCGACTGAAAGCAATCCGAAAGGCACAGCCGGGCAAAATGAATCAGGAAGACTTCGCCAAAAGTCTTGGACTCACTCGAATGGCGTACTCTATGTACGAGCTTGACCGTGTTGTGCCGTCGGAGTCTGTTCAGCGGCTCATCTGCACGACGTATCACGTCAATCCGCAGTACCTCACCGGCGCATCGAACGAAATGTTCGACCAGCAGGACGAGGACGAACGGCTGATTGATGCCGCCATCACGTCGGGCGACCCGCTGGTAAAAGCACTGCTAACCGGCATTGTGAAGCGCCCTGATGGCTGGCGCGCGCTGGCAGAATCCATCCTGACCTGCGCCGACTACCTCCGCGAGCAGGGCATTGAGTTAGACCCCGAAAATGAAAAGGAATGAAGGACTGTGAGAGTCCTTTTTTTGTGCCGCCTTACGCACGCTTCGTGTCCAGCGTAGACGCAAGAGCGATTCCCTGAGCAAAGCCGCATAACAACGCCTGTTCGGTTGTCGTCAAGCTGGCAATAATTGCCGCCAACTTGTCGGCTTCGGACGCAGCCTGCTGAATCTCTCTGCTACTCATCTTCCGCCCTCCTTTGATTTTATTGCATTTGCACTATTACTATACCGCTTTTGCGGTACTATGTCAAGTGCTTTTTGCAATTTAATATTGCAATTGTGGTAATTTCGTGTTATGATAAGATTGCACCACGGAAAGGGGGCAACTTCATGGAAACTATCAATGACCGGATTAAGCAGGTTCGGAAAAGTCTAAACCTGAATCAGGCTAATTTCGGCGAGCAAATCACGCTTGCCCAAACGTATTTGTCGCAAATCGAACGCGGCGACCGCGAAGTCACCGAGAAGATTCTGAAGCTCGTTTGCCTTCAGTTCAACGTGTCGGAGCGTTGGCTTCGGACGGGCGAAGGAAACATGTTTGAAGAATCTTCCGATTCGCTGATTTCGCAGCTTTGCGAAAAGTATCAGCTCGACGACATGGCGCACGTTCTGCTGGAAACATTCGTTTCGATGCCGCAGAATGAGCGCGATGCTGTCATGAGCTTCGCGCGGCGCGTTGCTGATGCGACGAAGCGTGATGCAGATGAACAAAATTCCCCCTGATGGTGCTGGCGGTTATGCCGCCTTTTTTTGTGCCGCCGTGGGTGCGCCGGGGCGGGTGAGGAAATCCGGCATGGAAACACCTCCTTATGCGCTCTTCGTGCTTTTGAGTGTCATCAGAACGCCCTGAATCACGCCGCAGAAATACGCCTGCTGCGACTCCGGCAGGTCGTGGACATCTTTCGCGAGTATTTGCGCCGCCGCCTCAATATTGGCGGTATCCTGCGCGCTGAACTGCTTAACCAT